ACGTCGTCAACGGGCCCCGCCAGCGCGACTACGCCCACCCCCGCATCAACTTCCAGCGCATCGCCGACCTGTGGAGCCCGATCTTTGGTATCACCGTGACACCAGAGCAAGTGGCCTTGGCAATGATCCAGGTCAAAGTGGCCCGCGAAATCAACCGCCACACCCGCGACAACCTCGTCGACCTCGTCGGCTACACCCTCACCCTCGACGCCTGCCGGGAGGACTAATGAGCCAGCCAGTCAGCCTCTGGATGAGCCTGCGCTTCGGCCAGCTTGAGGTCAACTTCTCCGCCGACGAAGTCTCCGGGTACGCCCCCGACGTCGCAAACGACATGGCCCTCCACGTCGTCAAAGCCTTCAGCGAAGGCATCGCCGAACTGCGCGCCCACGGCGTCATCGGCAACCTCGACGACGACGACACCACCGACGACGACCAGGACGACGACACCGACGACGACTAGCGCCCACACGCCAGCGGCCCCCCAACCCTCACAAAGGGAAGGGGGGCCGCTTTCTGACGTATCAGACCGCCCAAGCACTCACCGCCGCGTGCAAATCATCATCGTTGATGTGCGTGTAAATCTCCGTCGTGGCAATAGAAGCGTGCCCGAGGAGCTGCTGCACCGAGCGAATATCGTGCGACGCCCGATAGACGCTGCCCGCGAAATAGTGCCGCAGGCTGTGAGCCGACCACTTCCCCGGCAACGCCCGGGCAATCCGCCGCCCCATCGCATCCGGCGTAATCGGCCCGCCATCCACAGTCGGGAACGCATAACCACCCCGAGCCTGCACCTTCCGCAACGGCTCCTCCAGCATCGGGTGAATAGGCACCCGCCGCGTCTTCGAGCCCTTACCCGTCACCGTCAACATGCGGTCACCGATCTGGTCGGCGTGCAGATTGGCGATCTCAGCCCTCCTCAGACCCGCGTAGGCGGCCAGCATGATCGCCAGCCGGTCACGCTCATGCGCGCCCTCCAGCGCCGTCAGGAGGGCATCCTGGGGCGCCTCCTTGATGGCCCGCGGCGGCATCTTGATTGTCCTCGTCTTGGCGGTCGGGTCAGCGTCCAGCCGCCCCGACTCCATCGCCCAGCGGTAATACGACTTGAGGCTTGCCCTGGCCGACAATTTCGTGGCTGGCTTCCAAGCTGGATTTTCCAGCCATTTGATGATGACCTCCGGCGTGGCCGTATCGAGGTCGTGCGCCTTGCTGAACCTCTCGAGGTGGTGGACCCGCAAGGCGATGGTCCCTTCGCTGAGATTGCCTGCCCGTAGCCAGGACTGGTACTCAGGAAAGGACATCAGTTGCCCCCCCCCCCCCGCTGACGAGTCTTTTCGTGCCTTCCCATGTGTTCCCCCCGGAACGTGAGTGCTGATGGTCATTCACATCTACCGCCTTCAATCTGCGCAGGCGCGTGATTGGCAACAACTTGAGGCTTCGCAAAACGGAATTACTGGACGGCGACACGCCCGGCGTGCGGCAGATTTTCATAACGAAATCGTTATAAACCATTCGTCCTGTTTGTTCCTTTTTGCTCCCGCACCTGGACTCGAACCAGGAACCACTCGGTTACTGATTCTTACCCGGTGTTCGTAATCGCGTCGGTGGGTCGGTCGACCTACTGCCCCCATGTTTACACGGTTTTTGGTGATTTAGGGAGCCCGGCAACCTTGGCGTTGTCTGTGGGAAATGCGTTACCGCCGTCGGTCTGACCTGTCAAGGACCCTTTCTGACCGCTGGCCCTATTGACAAATCCGCACGTCACCTAAGTCCGGTACCAATTGCCTGTCGCCGCGGCATCCCCCCCGAGCCCGGTGACACGGCGGGGGCGGCACCTTTTCCCTTCCGGTTGGTCGACCGTCTTGGTCGCCGCCCCCGCCACTTCACCCAACCAGGGGAGGAGGGGGCACCGGATGCTCGAGCTCGCAGTGTTCCTCGGTGGCGTCGCCTTGTGCGCGGTCGGCCTGGTCCTGGGCATTAACGCCCGGGCCGAATGGTCCGAACGCGACCAGTTGCGCCGCTTCCAGGAGGCCATGCGGGCCGGTGGCCGCACCCCCCCTCTGCCCGACAAGCGGGAGGAATAACCCATGGACCCTGCCCTCACGGTCGTGCTGTTCGCGGCCGCCATGAGCACCGTCACCGCCTTCGTCGCCTACTGGGCCGGCGTCGGCATCGCCGAGAAACGCCACAAGGCCCGTGAGGCCGTCCTGCTGGACGACCTGGACGACGCCATCCATGTCCTCACCGACATGGCCGTGCACCACCACCCTGCCGGGCGTCACCTGCGCCTGCTCAATTCCGAAGGAGCCTGACCATGACTCTCAACCTCAACGACAGCCCCGCCGAGGATGACGACACCTACCCGCCCGCTTATCGGGAACTGGTGGAGCCTTCCCAGCCCACCCCGAAGGCCGTGCGCGCGTGGGCACTCGAGCGCGGCCTCTACGTCGGCAAGCGGGGCCGCATCCCCGCCGACGTGACGCTGGCCTACAACGAGGCCCGACAGGCGTGAGCCAGCACCGCAAGCATCGCGGCTACCGGTCCCAGCGTGTGGTCGCCGAGCGGTTCGCCGCCAACGGCTTCCCCCACGCCGAGCCGGTGGGCGCGGGGCGCGCGGGCACCGACATCGTCGGCCTGGTCGGCATTGACGTCGAGGTCAAGGCACGCCGCGACCTCAACCTTGTCGGCCTGATGAAGCAGCTCAACGCCCGCGCCGAGGACGGTGTTCTCGGTGTCGGCGTGATCCGCCCCGACGGCATGGGCGAGGCCTCCATTGGCACCTGGCCCGCGGTCATGTGCCTGGACGACCTCATCGCCCTGCTGCGCGCCGCAGGCTACGGCACCCCATTGGAGGACTGATGTTCGCACCCCTCGCGGCCGCCGCACTCGCGGCCAGCATGACCGTGGCCCCGGCGCCGGCCGTCAAAGCGAAGCCGTGCAAGGACCGCGTCGTGGCCTGGATCACCGAAGCCGGATTCAAGGGCACCAATGTCCGCGTCGCGTGGGCCATTGCGCAGCGCGAGTCCAACGGCAACCCCCACGAGTCGTCCTACCCCGACCTCGGCATCGTGCAACTAAACGCGCCCTCTTGGCAGCACACGAAGTATTGGCCCGACAACGTCTACGACCCGGTCCAGTCCTTCACCGCCATGCGCCGCATGGTCCGCGACATGAACTGGCAGCCCTGGGGGCTGCGGGTCAAGCGTGGCGTCGTCACCTACGACTTCTCTGCCTACTCGGGGTGGAGTTCCTGGCACCACCAGAACTGGATCGTGGAGCCCTTCGAGCGGTACTGGGCTCAATACCCGAAGGCGTGCCGATGAGCTGCGGCGTCTGCTCAGGCAAAGGCTGGAACTACGTCCCCGACGGGCACGGCTGCGTCGCCCGCGAACCCTGCGACTTCTGCGAGGCCTGGAATGACTTTGTACAACGTCAAGCAAATGCTCGACCCCGCGCGGACCTCCCGCGAGGAGGGACGCCTCCAGGGGCGCAAGGAGATGCGCGACCGGATACGCGACCAGTTCGCCACCTTCGCCTCGCGTCACCCCGACCCCGTGATCAGTGACGAACTGTGGCTATTCGTCAGCCACATCGAGCGGACGGAACTGTCATGAGCAGCCACCCCACCGACTACAAGCCCTGCGCACGCTGCGGAAAAGTGCGGGTCCAGCACACCGCCCGCCCCAACTACTGCCGCGAGTGCCGCGACGACATGCTGCGGCCCATCGCTAATTGGATGGAACACGGCGCTTGCAACGACCCCGCCACTAACCCCGAATGGTGGTGGCCCGAATCCGGCGACACGAGCAAAGGCAACACGCCCATGGCGCTGAACATTTGCGGGCACTGCAACGTCCGCGACCTCTGCCTGGACTACGCCCTGCAACACAAGGAGCGCGAAGGCATCTGGGGTGGACTGCTGCCCGCCGCACGCAACGCCCTCGCCGCCGCCCGCCGCACCCGAAAGGCCTCCTAATGCCCGCCCTCATCCCCACACCCGACGACCTCACCCGCATGACCCCCGCCCAGAAAGCCAAAGTGCGCCGCGCCATCGCCCGCATCGCCCTCGAGCTCGACCAGGCCGCCGCCGACATCTGCGACGCCGCCGCCGCGCAACGCTCCCGCGACCTCGCCGCCTGGGGTGAACGCATCCGCACCCACGCCCGCCACCTCCACGCCCTGACACCTCCCGAACCCGCCCACCTCATCGAAGCCCGCCGCCGCACCCTGCTCGAAGCCACCCGATAAGGAGCCCGAATGTTCACCCGACCTGCGACTGAGATCCCCCGCGACCGTTGGGGCCGCCCCCTCATCGACCCCGTTGACGGTGGCAAACCCATCCCCTACACCCGCGTCAGCACCCTCGCCAAAGCCCTCGACGACAAGACCGCCCTCACCCAATGGAAGTGCCGCCAAACCGCCATCGGGCTGGCGCGCCGCCCCGACCTCGTCACCAAGACGTCAGCCGTCGGCGAAGACCGGCGCGCCCTCAACGAAGTTGTCGACGAAGCCCTCGCGGCCGCTGCCAGTGATCGGGCCGCCAACGTCGGCACTGCCCTGCACGCTTTCACCGAACGCATCGACGCCGGTGAACAGCCCGCCGACCTCGTCCCCCACACCGACCCCCTGTACCTGGACCTGTGCGCGTACAAGGAAGCCACCCGGCACCTGGCCATGGCCGCCGCCGAACTGTTCGTGGTCTGCGACGAACTCCAAGCCGCCGGGTCCTTCGACCGGCTCCTCCAGGTCCCCGACGTCGGCCTCGTCGTCGCCGACCTCAAAACCGGGCAGCACGAACCCGACTACCCCCACGGCGTCGCCCAGCAAATCAGCATCTACGCCCACGGCCACCTGTACGACCCCGACCAAGGCCGCATCGCCTCCCTCGCCGACCTCGGTGTCCGCACTGACGTCGGCCTCCTCATTCACCTCCCCGCCGAACGCGGCACCTGCGACCTGTACCTCATCGACCTCGAGCACGGCTGGGCACTCGCCCAAGCCGCCGTGGCCGTCCGCGCCGCCTACAAAACCAAGCCCCTCACCAAATTGCCCACCCCTGCGCCTGCACCCGCACGCGCATCCGCATAGAAAGAGGAACCCGCAATGACCGTATTCGCAGCACCCGCCGCCGGAGGCGGCTCCGACGTCCGACCCGCCGACCTCGAAGGGCACCTCCTCATCGTGGAGCCCCTTGAGTACGTCGCCTCCATCCCCACCTCCATGGGCGACAAAGACGCCGTCCGCGTCACCATCCACGACATCACCGACACCGCCACCTACGAGGACGTCCTGTGGTTCCCGAAGGTGCTCGTCGGCTCCCTCAAGGGCCGCATCGGGCAGAAGGTGTTGGCCGTGCTCGGCAAGGGCACCGCGAAGCCTGGCCAGTCCGCGCCGTGGATCTTGGTTGACGCCACCACCGACAACGACTGCGTCAAGGCCGCCACCGCCTACCTCGACTCCATCGCCGGCAACGCCTTCGCCAGCGACCCCGAGGTTGAGCAGCTGGCCGCCGACTCCAACAACCCCGCCCTCGCCGCAGCACTCGGCAAGCTCGGCGCCCGCAAGTAACACCCCGCCAAGCCCCCCACCCGCGTATGCCTGCGCTGGCGCGCTGCCCGTTCAAGTCGGGCGTGGGGACAACACACCCTGACGCAAAGGAGAACCGTGACCACCTCCAAACTTCTCAAGGCTGCCCTCAACTGGTACGACGCCGGATACTGCGTCGTCCCCAGCCACGAAGACGGAGGAAAACGGCCCGCCGGATACTGGGCACGCTTCCAAAAGGAACGCCCCACCTGGCAGCAAACCGAAGAATGGATTACGAGCGGCAACTACACCGGCATCGGTGTCATCTGCGGCGAAGCCAGCGGCAACGTTGAAATGCTCGAGATCGAAGGCCCCGAAGAAGACCTCGCCATGCGCGTCGGCAAAGTCATCGACCTTGCCCTCAACAAATACGCCACTATCGGGCTACCCGAACTCTGTCAGCGCGTCTTTAACGGCTGCGCCGAAACCAGCGCCGGAGGCGGCTTCCACATCTTCGTTCGCGTCAGCGACGGCCCCGCCCTCGGCAACACCAAACTCGCCATGCACGGCGACAAAGTCCTCGCCGAAACTCGCGGCCAAGGTGGCTTCGTCATCGTCGCCCCCACCCCCGCACGCAAAGGCCACCGGCAGGGCAGCGTCTACACCCTGCAACCCAACACATCCCCCGCCAACACCCCCAACATCACCAGTGAAGAACGCGACCTCCTTCACCTCCTCATCGGTGAAGCCCTCCACGAACGCCACGACACCCCCACCGAACCCCCCAAACCCAAAACGCCCCGCGCCACCACCCCCGACCTCACCCCCTGGGACGACTGGGCCAACCGCACCAGCTGGGCCGACATCCTCACCCCCCACGGCTGGCAATACACCTGGACCGCACCCGACGAACGCACCCACTGGACCCGACCCGGCAAAGACAAGCGCGACGGCACCAGCGCCACCAGCCTCGAAGAAGGCCCCCTCTACGTCTTCACCACCTCCACCACCCTCCCCGCCGGCGAAGGCATGAGCAAGCTCTACGTCCACGCCCACTACAACCACGACGGCGACCTCCAAGCCGCCAGCCGCCACCTACGCGACCAGGGCTACGGAACCGAACAAACCCACCCCGACCTGCCCGCCTGGACACCACCCGAACACACCCCCAGCGACCCCGACCAAGCCGACCAAGTCCTCCAACTCCGCCGCGAATACGTCCTCGAACACCTACCCGCCCAGGACTGGCACGCCCTCTGGGCAGACAACACAGAAGAAGACTGGATCGTTGAACCCCTCCTCCCCGCCCGCCGCCTCATCGCCCTCTACTCCGCCCCCAAAGTCGGCAAAAGCCTCCTCATGCTGGAACTCGCCGCCGCCATCGCCTCCGGCCGCCCCATCCTCGGCACCACCCCCACACCCCGCCGCATCCTCTACGTCGACTTTGAAAACGACCCCCGCACCGACATCCGTGAACGCCTCACCAACATGGGCTACGGCCCCACAGACCTCGACAACCTGACCCTCCTGTCCTACCCGAACCTGTCCAGCCTGGACAGCGAGAAAGGCAGCCAGGAGCTCATGTCCGCCATTGAGGTTTATGGCGCCGAAGTCGTCATCATCGACACCGTCAGCCGCTCCATCGCCGGGGATGAAAACGAAAACGACACCTGGCTGGACTTCTTCCGGCACACCGGCCTCAAACTCAAGCAAGCCGGTGTCGCCCTCATCCGCCTCGACCACTCCGGTAAAGACGAAAGCAAAGGCCAACGCGGAGGGTCAGCCAAATCCGGCGACGTTGACGCCGTCTGGCGCATGAGCAAAGCCAGCGACGACCTATTTGACCTGATCTGCGAGGCCAACCGTCTACCCATCACCGAACGCCAACTCACCATCCGCAGGCTCGAGGAGCCGCTCAGGCACGAAGTCGTCGGCGACGGATACCGGGCCAAGCGCGAGGAACTACTTGACCTGATGCGCCAAGCACGCCTCACCAAAGACCCCGAAATGCCTATCCGCCAGGTCCGCGAAGCGGCCCGCGGCGCCGGGATTTCATTCAAGAACGACACCCTCACCAGGGCGATTTGGGAACGCTATTGCGCCATCCCAGATGACTTCCAAATCGTTGCAATGGAGGGCGCATGACGCGGGGCACGCTACCCCCAAATCAGCACCCCCCGGGGCACGCTGTGCCCCAACGTGCCCCACTGTGCCCCGCCGTGGTCCCCAACGTGCCCCGCCAGTTGTCGCTCGTGGTCCCCAGTTCCCCCCCCATAGGGGGGAACGGGGGCACGGGACCGCACCCCACCCAACACTTCACCGCCTCCACCTGCCGCAAATGCGGTGCCATCACCATCACCGGCACCATCCACGGCCTACCCCACCACCTCGAACCCACCACCCTCGACGACCACACCGAATACGCCGCCCTCGCCGACCAGGTTCCCACCTACGACCTGTGGCCCGACCGCACCGCCCGACGACGCCACCTCGAAGAAATCAGCCACCCCGACCGCGTCCCCCGCCACGCCCAACACACCTGCGGCACCACCTACGGAACCCACGCCCGCCCCACCCCACCAGCCACCAACCCTGGCGACCCCAACGGGCCACCACCGTTCTAGGAGCCAAATGGACACCAACTGCCTGCTCCCCCACCGCGACCCCAAAGCCGCGGTCCACGGCACCCTCGTCTGCCCTGGGCACACCCGCTGGCTCAGGGAATCCATTGACGACGTCGTCATCACCTACGCCCTACTCCCCCATTTCTACGAGCCCGGCACCGCGATAGACGACGGCCAGCAAGTCCGCGGCAAGCGCGTCGACCCCCCCGCCCCCGTCCGCCTTGACGTCGTCGCCCTCCTCGACAAGCGCACCGTCGCCCGCCACCCCGGCGACATCGTCCCCGTCCTCGCCATCCTCGAGGCCTGGGCGCGCCTCATCCGAGAGGAACGCCAACTCCAGCCCTGCCGCCGCCAAGCCACCGTCACCTCCGAGGCCGGCACCCTCCTCGGCCACATTGACTGGATCATCTGCCAACCCTGGGTCGACGACCTCGCGCGTGAGATCCGCGAAGTCAAGAGCGCACTGCACTCCGCTATCGGCGATCACGCGCCCCGACCCGTCGGCACCTGCCCCGTCGTCCACCCCGATGCGGGCGAATGTGGCGGCAAGCTTTATCAGGATCGCTACGGCGGCATGAGTGTCACCTGCCGACGATGCGGCGAAACCTGGGGCGAGACAGAGCTCCGCAGACTCGGACTAATGCAGTCAGCGATTTGACAATGCGCATTTCGTCCATCATTCTGGGTGTGGCGCAGTATGCCTTCACCCGGTTAGCCGACACGGCTTGCCGGGTTTCGTCATTCAAGGGAGAGGACATGGCGCAGCGAACATCTACCCGCGCCAAGCCCGACCCTGCCCAGCCCATCGTCACCGTTGAAGACATCGACGAAGCCCTGGTCTACACCAGCCTCAACGCCAACCGCGACGACAACTGGCACCGATGGGCCGACGCCCTCCTCGACCAGCGCAACCGCATCGCCCGGTCAGGCCCAGCCCGCGAGCGCCGCGTGATCTACCCAACCGAATACCGTGAAGCCGACTAGGCGACCCCGACCCTGCCTGGACTGCGGCACCCTCACCGGCAACGCCACCCGCTGCGAGCCATGCAGACTCAAGCAGCAACGGGCACGGGTACGCGGGCCACGCCCGCACTACGCAGGCGACTACGTCAAGCGGGCTCGAGCAGTGCGCGGCGCCCCAGGACCATGCTGGATCTGCGGCACCGACACCCTCATGCCTGGTGACATCTGGACGGCTGACCATCTGCTTCCAGGTGACCCGGCGAGCCCACTAGCGAAGGCGCACAGGTCGTGTAACAGCCGCAGAGGGGCCACCCCCCTCCCCCGGCAGTGACCGGGACCGGGTCGGAAACTGGACCGGAGTGCGATCTGATTACCCGCCTAGTATGCGTACAAATAGCGCCGCGAAATTCAGACTTTATGTGGAGGTTTTCCGATGGCACCGCGCGGCCGACCTCCGAAGCCCGTTGAGCAGCACAAGCGCACCGGCACCTTTGACGCCTCGCGGCATAACCGCGGCCCGCTAGTGGCGGTCGCCCCGGTGGACCAGGCGCCGCATGAGAAGTCCCCGGCGGACCTTTTCACCGAGATCATGGACGCGGGCTCGGCGTGGTTCGCCCGCACTGACGGCATCCAACTGTCGATGCTGCGGGAGTCGCTTGAGGAGCGCGCCCGCCTGGTGCCGGTGGCCGAATCCTCGACCGAGGCGCGCAAGCAGCTGCGCGAGCTCAACCGGGAGATCGCCGACTGGCTGACTGCCCTTGGTTTCAACCCCACGGCTCGAGCCCGGCTTGGCTTGGCCGAGGTTAAGGCGGCTTCGACGTTGGAGAAGTTGCAGGCGAAACGAGACAAGTAGGGAGCCTCCTGCGCATGGCGGCCCGAAAGGTAAAGGGCTGGCCCCCGGCAATCTTGACGCCGGTGCCGCCGGCCGATGTGAAGCGCGGCGACGGTCCGCTGGTCACTGAGTTTGTTGAAGCCCTGTGCCCCCAGGTGAAAGATTCTGTGGGCGGCCGGGCTGGTGAGCCTTTGCTGCTGCGCCCTTGGCAGCGCAAACTGGTGGACAACCTGTTCGCTCGCCGGCCGGATAAGCGGCTGCGCGCGAAGGTTGCCCTGGTCGGCTTACCCCGGAAGAACGGTAAGTCTGCTCTGGGATCGGGCATCGCCCTCTATGGCCTTTTTATGGGGCCGCGCGGTGGCGAGGTTTACTCCTGCGCTGCGGATCGGGACCAAGCGCGCATCGTGTTCGGCATGGCTAAGGCCATGGTGGAGATGTCGCCGGATCTCGCGGAGCAGGCGAAGTTGTATCGGGACGCCATTGAGATCCCGTCGACTGGCTCGGTTTACCGGGTGTTGTCAAGTGAGGCGTTCACGAAGGAAGGCTTGTCGCCGACCTTGGTGGTTTATGACGAGTTGCACGCGGCGCCTAATCGTGAGCTTTGGGATGTTATGACTTTGGCGCAGGCTGCCCGTTATGACGCCTTGACGTTGGCGATCACGACGGCCGGGGTGCGGACGGATAGCACCGGGCAGGACTCGGTCGCTTACGGGCTTTATCAGTATGCGCAGCGGGTCGCGGCTGGCGAGGTTGAGGACCAGTCCTTCTTTGCGGCTTGGTGGCAGGCGTCAGCGGATTGCGACCACCGTGCGCCGGATTCGTGGAAACTGGCCAACCCTGGTTTCGGTGACATTCAAGACCCCGAGGATTTTG